TGGTATTGATTATAAGTTCATTACTCAGTTTGAAGCTCTAGATGGCGGCAATGGTGCTGCAACTCCTAACACTCTAGAAACTTGGCAGTTGTATGGTTGCTTTATTCAAGAAGTTAATTATAACAGTTTTGATTATACAAGCAATGATCCAGCAACTATTAGCTTAACACTTCGTTATGATAATGCATTGCAAATACCAACAACTAATGGTGTAGGAAAAAGCGTAACTAGAACTCGCGGTGCCGCAATTACCGGCTAAGGATTGGTAATATGAGTTCATTGTTAGGATCATTCCTTAACAGCCTTGCCAATCGCGGACAGGTGCATGATTATGCACATGCTTCGCAGATATTTCGCACCAATAGTTTTGCAAGAAGTCCAAAATATAAGTACCTTTTTTATGTAAATTTTGTTCTAGCAAGAGATGTTCCAAGCTATATTAGCACTCAAGAAATTGGATATCTTGTTAAAAATATTGATTTGCCTCGTTTTACTTTTGATGTAAAAGATTTAAATCAATATAATAGACATGTTTATATTCAAGATCGTGTAAAGTATGAACCTGTGAATATAGTTTTCCATGATGATAATAGCAATGGTTTGCGTGAATTGTGGCAAAACTATTACAATTATTACTATGCCGATGGTCAATATAGTTTAAGTGATTATAATCATGATGATCGTTATCAAACACGACGTTTTAGTAGTTGGGGATTGGATAACGGCAGTTTAACTCCTTTCTTTAGTGCAGTTGAAATTTATAGTATGTTTGGCGGTCAAACAAATAAAATAACTTTGATGTCACCAATTATTACTAGTTTTAGCCATGATAAACATGATTATTTTGAAACACAAGGGATAATGGAAGCAACAATGCAATTACGCTATAATGGCGTAACATATGAAGATGGATATACTCAAGGAATTCCTGGTTTCAACGATGCAGCATACTATGATAATAATGTTAGTGATTTGAGTGGGCAATATGCTGGTTATTTCCAAGACCCAAGCACTGGACAACTCGTGCCACAACCAGACAATTTTATTAATCCTGTGCAAGCTAGACAATCTCAAAGTGGCAGTTTTGGCTTTATAGATCAAGCAAACCAATATAATCCAACAAGTAATACTGGTTTGACTGATTTTGAACTTGCAAGTATTAATTATAATAACAGCATACAAAATGGAAATACTGTATTTCCTGTTGCTGATATTAATAATCCTGTATTTTCACAAAATCCACCAGATGTACAACCGATAGCAAATCCAGAAGCTGCCATCGGTTATATTAATCCTGATACAAATAATACAGTAGCGGCTACAGTAAATCCTTATTCAGATGGAACTTTTCAGTCTGCTCTTTTTAATCAAGGTTACAATGTTACTCAAATTAATAGTGCTGCTGAATTTATAGCAACAGTTCCGCAAACAACTCTAGATCAGTATGGTTTTACTAATTCTATTACTGCACAAACACTTTTATCACAACAATATATAGATAATCCTGCAAATGTTAATAATATTGGAACAATAAATTATGGGCAACCGTCGAGCATTCCAAGTAATATTGATTTTACAAATCCAGTAAGTCCAGTAAATCCTACTTATAATAGTCAAACTTGGCAAGAAACACTTGCTTCTCAAGGATATAGAAGCAGTGAAATTGCAATAGCAGCTTCTCATATTGCACAAATAAACATAGCACCTGGCACTAATGTAGCAAATATTGCAGAAAGTTATATAAAATATAACAATAATAAGTAAGATAAATATTTTTATGTCTAATATACCTTCAACCACAACATATGATAGTTCGCAAACATTTTTTAATGGGTATTTTAGTCAGCCTATACAAACGAGTGCAGATGTATGGGGACAAGTTTATGGTTATTTTTTAACATTAACAAAAAGTGCGGACGCTGCCAATGCACTTGCGCAAAGTGTAATTTCTTTAACATATAACAATAATTTAAATCCTCTTGAAGTTATTCAGCAATTTCAAACTGCGCCAAATAGTAATAATGTTAAACAACTTTTAATAAGTTTTTTTAATAGTTCAAAAGGTGCAACTAGCAAATTAGGATATAAAAACAATACTTCAGTAAGTCCTAATGTTGCACGAAATTTATTACCATGAGTATGAAATTTAGTCAAGGATTTTTTACCCCAAAGAATCCAGAAAAATATGCTGGTCGCGGAAGTATTAGATACCGCAGTAGTTGGGAATTAAAGTTTATGAATTTTTTAGATGAAAATCCTGCCATCAAACATTGGGCAAGTGAAAGTATATCTATTCAATATATTAACCCAATTGTTGGTAAAACTAAAAGTTATGTTCCAGATTTTTTTATAATTTATGAAGATGCACAAGGCAATAAAAAAGCAGAAATTGTAGAAATAAAACCGTATAAAGAAACTACTTTAGAAAATGCTGGTCGTAGCCAAAAAGCACAAATTCAAGCTGTAGTAAATCAAGCTAAATGGAAAGCAGCAGTTGAATTTTGTAATAGACAAGGCTTACAATTCAGAGTAATTACTGAACATGATATGTTTGCTGGCATAAAGAAAAAGAAGAGTAAATGACACATTGGGTAATTGAATATTTGGGTGGTACCAAAGGTGATTTTTTAACCAGATTTTTAAATAATGAAAAATTTATTCAAAATTCTCTTACTAATAAATCTGAAGTTTTTCCTATTCATTTAACTCCTTACGAATACATTGCTAAAAATCAAGTTGTTCCGCTTGATATATTTTGTAAAATATTAGAAGAAGGAAAAAAATATCGTTTTATAAATGCTCATGAGTTATTTTTTTTAAATAAAAAAATTTATTTTGAAGAACTTAAAAAAAGAAATTATAGTATCAAAAAAATTATTTTTTCAAAAAAATATTATAAAACTATCTACATTGAATCTTTTATTAAAAACATAGAATTTACTTTACAAAATTTTATTGATAATACATGCCAAGAAAAAGATATATCAAAATATTCAGATACTATGAAAGCAGAAATTTTTGACATTGCACTTAAATCTGAAAAAGATTTTGATATTTTTAATGTTTTTAACCATCATAAATCTGGAAATCTTAATAAAACTTTTATTGATTACGAAAAAATATTTGTCAAATTTAATTGTAGTGATAGCGATATCGCAGAATTAATTTGTACAAATGAATATCAACAACTTGTTGAAAAAACCTGGTGTAAAAACAAAATTGAGCTATTTGGAGAAGTGTGGAATTTATCTAATTATGGTTATAGAGATTTTTAAAAAAGATAATTAATAATATGACAGATAAATTAGAAAATCTTTTTAACTTACCACCTGCACCAAGTAAAGAGGTTGTAGAAGCCTTAGAGAACGCCCACCAAATTGAAAGTAGTTTGCCACAAGTAGCAGAAGATGCTCTTGATAAAGATTTAGACCAGTTGGCAGATCAGGCAGTAGAAAGTTTTGAAAACTTACAAAGTCTTGGTATGAATGTAGAAGCACGTTTTGCAGCACCAATATTTGAAGCAAGTGCTAAGATGCTAACTGCAGCAGTCACAGCAAAACTTGGAAAAGTACAAAAGAAACTTAAACAAACTGAAATCTTACTTAAAATGCAAAAGATGCAGCATGATATGAATAAAGATAGCGGTGATGACGCTCAACTTGTTGAAGCACAAGTTTTTGATCGCAATGAATTGCTAAAAACCTTTCGCAAACAATAAATACTTAATAAAAAAGGTTTAGCAATGAAAACCCTAAGACAATATATTTCAGAAACTGAAAAAAAGTATGGTTTCCGTGCTAAGATTGCGCACGAACTATCTAAAGAACAAATGGAAAGCCTACAAAAGGTTTTGTCACGTTGGAATCTTGAAGCTATTAGCGAACCAAAACACTTACCGGTAAGTGAAGATCATGTAGGATTCCTTCATCTTAAAGCTACTGATCTTTATATGATTGATATGGTTGTTCAATATCCAGCAACTCCAGCAGAAATTCAAGCTGCTATTCATGAAGCAACTCAAGTTTCTTTGAGTAAGATATTAGTTTTAACACCCAATCAAGAAATTATTGCTGCACCAATTGCGCCAGAAGCAAGCGGACAAGCAATTCTTGAAAAAAATTATCCAGAACAAAAAGCACCACAGTTACTTGCAGATTTAGCAAATGCTATTTCATCGAGTTCAATTGAATATCCATTTGCAGTAAAACCTGAAAAGGGACATACAACAAATGAACTTCCACAAGGAAATAACAGTCCTGTTGGAACAAAACGAAATAAATTACCAGAACGACCAAGAACAGGACGATAATACCATGCAAATGATTGATGTATTGAAAAAATTACAGGAAATACAAGGACGCAGCCCAGAAGAACTTGGTCGTGCAATTAATAGCGTTGCAAAGTTAAACACTATTGCGCCAACTGAACAAAAAGTTGTTGAAGCAAAGATTGAACCTGCTACTAATTCTTCATATATGGTTGATGTTTTATCAAAGCTACGTGAGCTTGAATCACGTAGTCCTGAAATGGCACATGCTATTGCAAATGCTACTAAGATGGGAACGCCCGCTGTACCACCTGTTGCAGAAGGCATTGAAATTAAAACTAGTGGTGATGATGCAATCCTTGCACAAATTTTAAAACTTGCTGGCATGGTCAATGGTGTAAATTCACCTGATATGGCAGGCGCGCCAGGCGATGTTCCAAATGGTCCTTCAATGAGTGCGCCATCAATGGGTAGCAATATGCCTGAAATTCCACATGATCATGCAATGGTTCCAAATAAACCAGTAGGTGGCGATAATTCTATGGAATTGCCAAGTGTTGGCGCAAATCTTCCAGATATAAATGCTCCAGTTGGCGGCGATGATATCGAAGTAGATTTTGGCATGGATAAGGATGTTCCAAGTATGACTGGTCCAGAGGCAATTGAAGATGCAGCAGAACGTCCATACACAAATAGCCCACATGAAATGACAAAACCATTAAATGCAGCAGTGCCAAAAGGTAACGATTTAGCACGTCCAAAAGCAACTTATCCAAAAGTTTCTGGTGGCGATAATCCAACTCATGTAGCAGTAAGCTTTGACTGAGGAACGACAATGAACTTTCTAGATTATGTAGCACAAGTAGATAGAGCAATGAAGGCACCAGTAACTGGTGATGTAATAAACATTGAACTTAACAGTGTTACAAGTGTTCTAGCAACAGTAGTTGAGCACAGTGATAGCCATGTAACAATTTATCTTGACAATCCTGCTTGGAATTTACTTGACCGTAATCATCTTCTTAGCGAAGGCTCACGACAAAAAATGGCTGAGTTTGTTCTTACATTTGAAAAAGATGGCGAAAAGGTTCATAGAAAATTCTTGCATCAACCACCAATGGAAGCGGCAGGCATTACCAAAGAATTTGTAACTAATATTGCAAAGAGCAATAAGCATCATGATGTAATGAAAGAACAGGGTTATAAGTTACGTCATGCAGTTGCAAGTTTGGTTGAAACTGATCAATTGCCAGAAAGCGAAGTAACTGTAATAGCACGTAATCCAAGTGCAACTGAAGCACGAGTTACTTTTGAATGCGTGTTTAATAAAACAGATTCAGGTCGTAAAAGATTATTTCTTGAAACAGTAGATTGCAGTCTTAAAAGTGATACTGCACAATACTGGAGTCTTCCTGTAAAAACGAGAGGCTAAGCATATGCGAGCCAATGAGTTTGTAAGCGAAGGCAAAAAAGGCAAAGTTCATCCAGATCATGCATCGACTATGCCAATGAGCATGGTATATCCTGATATGGATATGGGTTATGATTATTATCGTTTTATGACTCGTGTAGCTGGTCATCCACACCATAATGCCGCACATGACCATGATCATTTTAGAGATAATCCAGTTGCTGCAGCTTATACACAAGAAGAAATGGATATGTTAAAAGGTGCAATTCGTGGCACTGGATATAAATCAAAAGTAATTTCAGATAAAAAAGGCGTAGAACCAAGTACTACTAACAAGTCAAGTCCAGTTCCGCATAATAGTGGTAAGAGAAAAAAATGAGAGCGTATGAATTTGTAAGTGAAGCAGCAGATTATAGTGGAAGTAAGGGAATGTCTCAACAGGCATTAACCACTATTCCAAATGCACACGTTTATCCAGAATTAGATAATAGTAGTGGATATATGGCTTATCGTTTTGGTGTTGCTCTTGCTGGAATGCCAGATAAAAAAATGAACAAAGCTAGTCCAACTGGTCTTAAGATGGTAACAATAAGTTATACGCCAGCAGAAGAAGAAATTTTAGATGCAACTGCATCTTATTTTGGAACTCCAAAGTTGCAATTAACACCAGAAGATAGCACTGAACCAGATTATGTAAATCATTCAAGTCCAGTACCACAAAATAGTGGCAAGCAGATTAAACGCAATGCGAGCAAGTGAAATAGTCGAAGACAAAAGTTTGGGCTATGCGTTAAGCCAGCATGGTACGCATCTTCATAAAAAAGAACGCAATAAGAATATACAACCTGGTACAGATGACTGGTTTAAACTTTACTTTGCTCGCCCATTCTTGACTCATGAAAAAGAACCAAAAGGTCGAAGCAAAAAGTAAAATTTATGCTAAACATTTATACAAATAATATCAATAATCGTTCATTTTTAGATTTTATTTTTGAAAATTATGATTATGTCACAACAGATAAATTAACTAAAAGTTGTAACTTAGCTTTCTTACATGATGAATTAAATGGAAGTAATATTGAAGAATTTTCAAATTTAATAAGAATTTGTTCAAACTATTGTAAAATTGTTATTCTTTTTGGAAATGAATTTCACGGTATTCATCTTGATTTATTAAAAAATATTGAAAATATAGAAAATTTTTATTATATATGTCCTGCAAAATTGTATAATTTAACTGTAAAAAATATATTTCATGGATATTGGTTAAAGAATACAAGTAAAATTTATAAAAAATTAAGTTATAAATTAGATAACTTGCAACCTTATTCTGCAAAACTTTATTATTTTGATGCACTTTTAGGAAGTGAAAAACAAAATAGACAATTTGTTTATGATAGTATTCTTGATTATGACAAAAATAAATTTATTTTAAGTTACAGTAATTTGACAAATACTTCTCAATTTATTAAAGATGATGATGTTATAATTCCAAATTCGGTTACTCATACCCATAGTTTAACACCACTTAATTATAACGGTGTAGATTGTTTAATATGCCAAATAATTTCAACTAACACATATAAAAACAGTGCTTATTCAATCGTCACAGAAACTAATGTTAGCAATCCATATTTTTTCCCCACTGAAAAAATTACAAAACCTATACTTGCTCGCAGACTTTTTATACCATTTACCTCGCAGTATTTTTTAAAAAATTTACAAGAGTTGGGATTTAAAACATTTAACAGTGTGATTGATGAGAGTTTTGATGATGTTGGCGATGATGCAAAAAGATGGACAGCAGCGTTTGAGCAAGTAAAATATCTTTGTAATCAATCACAAGAATTTATATTTGAACAAATTAAAGATATATGTGATTACAATTATAATCATCTAATGACAAGTGATTGGGATGGCGATACTTGTAATAAAGTAAGAAGTATAATTGACATAAATATTTAAATGAGAGCACGTGAATTTATTTCCGAAGAAATTGAATTTTATGATAGAGAATATGCTGCTGACCATCCGCATTGGGAAGCACGTGAAATTCCTGGTGCTTATACTATTCCCGATGCTAGCGATAACTTTTATAAAATGTACCGTTATGGTATTTTAATGGCTCGTGCGCCTGAACCACAGCCACCTGGTTATGATGATCAAACCGCATTGGGCGACAAATTAATCATTGTTCCATACGATGAAAAAGTTGGTGGTGAAATTATGTCTGCTGCAAGTGCTGCGAGCGGACATGCAGCAGTAAAGTCACATAGCTATACCAACAAGAGCGAAGGTAAATTTGTAAATCCTGTTAGTCCAGTTGCTAAGTTTGTTCCAACTAAACGTCCATCAAGTCGCTAACCTACGTAATCTAACCAACTCTTATGTTTAATGTTATAATTAAACTGTTTGCGACGAGCAGTTAGTGTCCAATAATCTGGTCTAAATGGCTCACGAATTGGCTTAATCAACTTATTGCCTTTGTTGTGATTACACTTCTTACATGATGTTGCACAATTTTCCCAATTGGTCTTGCCACCTTTACTCAATGGAATAACATGGTCAATGTTTAAGTCATGTGGCTCAAATGTCTCAGCACAATATTGACACTGAAAAAGATCACGAATATACAGATTCTGACGGCTAAAACGAATGCCTTTGCTGAAACTATGATAATCTTTGGTTATGGCAAGCGCAGGCACATTCATAGTCAGGGAAGGACTATGAATTTCCCAATCATCATAATATTCAAGAACCGAAATACGGCTCATAAAATGCAACTTAACGCTTTGTTGCCATGGGATAACGCTTAGCGGTAGCCAAGAAAGTGGTTGATAGTTAGCGTTTAAAATCAGTGTGTCTGACATATAATATATTTACTTTTGTTATTGTGACAATTTAATAATACTACACATACAAAATATGTCAATAAATATTTTCATGGCAAAACCTATAGAAAACACACTCATACGCAAACCGCATATACGTATGCAAGTTACACAGCAACAACTCGTTGAGTTTAGTTTGTGTGCCGATCCTGACACTGGGCCAGATTATTTCCTACGTAATTTCTTTTACATTCAACATCCTACTCGTGGGCGATTGCAATTCATTCCATTTGATTATCAAGAAGAATTGTTAAAAAATTATCATGAAAATCGTTTTTCTATTAACATTCTAGGTCGCCAAATGGGTAAATCCACACTAGCGGCGGGCTATCTATTGTGGTATGCAATGTTTGTAAGCGATAGTACTATTCTAGTAGCAAGCAACAAATATACTGGCGCACAAGATATTATGCAGCGTATCAGATTTGCTTATGAAAATTGTCCAGATCATATTCGTGCTGGCGTTGTAGATTACAACAAAGGCAGTCTTGGTTTTGATAATGGTAGTCGTATCGTAAGTGCTACAACTACTGAAACTACGGGTCGTGGTATGAGTATTTCATTACTATACTGTGACGAGTTAGCATTTGTTCGACCAACTATTGCAAAAGAATTTTGGACATCAATTAGTCCTACACTATCAACGGGCGGTAAAGCAATTATTACAAGTACGCCAAATAGTGATGAAGATCAATTTGCTGACATTTGGAAAGAAGCAAATAAACGATTTGATTCACATGGTAATGAAACTAAACTTGGTCGCAATGGATTTAGTGCATTTTTAGCAACTTGGGATCGCCATCCAGAGCGAGATCGAGATTGGGCAGATCGTGAGCAAGCTAGCGTTGGCACAGATCGTTTTCGCCGTGAGCATAATTGTGAGTTTGTTATCTATGACGAGACACTAATTGCGCCTGGCATTCTTGTTGATCTTAACGGCATTGACCCTATCGAAAAGCAAGGACAAGTTCGTTGGTATGAAAAACCACAACGCAATCATGTTTATATTATTGCACTTGATCCAAGCCTTGGAACAGGCGGCGATCCTGCTGCTATTCAAGTATATGATGCTACCACTATGAGACAAGTAGCAGAATGGCAACATAATCTTACCATTATTCAAAAACAAGTGTTAATCATGGCAGAAATTTGCAAATATATAAAAGAAATGATAGGTGACGCTGGCAACATTTATTATAGTGTAGAAAATAATAGTATCGGTGAAGCTGCATTACATGCGGTAGCTGATATTGGTGAAGAAAATATACCTGGCAGTTTCTTAAGTGAGCCTGGTGGCGGCGGGCGTCGTTTTCGTAAAGGATTTAATACTACACCAAAAAGCAAGATTGCTGCTTGTTCAAAATTTAAATTGTGGATGGAAACAGGCAAAATCAAATTATGCAGCAAAAGTTTAATAAGTGAATTAAAAACATTTGTGGCGCATGGAGTTAGTTATCAAGGCAAAACTGGAGAAACGGATGATCTTGTTATGGCAACTTTATTGGCAGTTCGTATGATTTTACATCTACGCATGTACGATAGTAGAATTAGTGACGGATTGGCTATGGAAGCCGCAGACATAATTCCACCAATGCCATTTGTTATGTTATAAGGCATAAATAATCCTATGAGTGATATTAATCAAGCAGCCGAAGACCTATTTTTTAAATTAAGAAATCGTTTCCCTAAAATTAAACTTGGGGACGAAAATGGTCGTCCTACTGTCGATCCAGAGAAAGCTCGTTTTTTTAATTTCCCTTACACAGACAAAGATAGTAATCGTAACTATGGTGATATAAGTTGTTCATTAATTGATGGCAGCAGTCTTAAAGTATTTTTTGATACTGCAATCACTGAACGCATGTTACCAGAAGATAAAGATTATTGGTATCGTTTTTTGCGTGAATTGCGTCGTATGGCTAAAGGTCATATGTTAAATTTTGATGTACGAGATATTACTAAAGATACACTAAGTCGTAGAGATTACGAGTATATGATTAAATTAAACCCAGAGAAGAAGAAAATGAAAGAATCATTAGAAGAAAGCCGTGTTTTATGGCAACGTCGTGGTAAGTTCAGCGAAGGAACACTTAATAATGTTCGTATTAATGTTGTTCATAATGAAAAGATGCTTGAAAATCCAAACAATCGTTTGCTTAAAGTAGATCGCATCTATTTGGTAAATGAAAATGGTGAGAAGTTTCTTCTTCCATTTAAGAGCGTAGGCGGTGCCAAGGCGATGGCAAATCACGTTTCTCGTGGTGGCAACCCTTATGATCCACAAGGACAAATTATCTCTCGTGCAATTAGTGAAATGAAAAATCTAAGTCGTTTTACAAGTGTAACTCGCAATCGTACATTTGAAAGTGCAGAGGCAGGTGATGTGATTACTGCAGCACAACAAATGAAAGAAAGTATCAAACGCCATGTAACACGTCTTACTCACAATAGCCGTTCATTTAGCGAAAGTCTTGAAGCATTGAGCAACTTGCTAGGCGAAAATAGTGAAGATGTTAGTGAAGTAAAGGGTTGGTTCACTCAACAAACATACAACGAAAATTTAGATAATTATCTTGTCAGCGCAGCAGGTGCTTACAAGAAACTTAAAGAAGGCGTTTTTAATGTACAAGAAGCTGCTAGCGATGTTGAAAAGAAAATCCTAGACCCTAATTATAAACTTGTTCTTAAGAGTGATCCTGGTCTTGACAAGTTAATGGTAAGTCGCCAATATACCAATACTACTGCGCTATTAACTGCAGTATTGGGCGATATTGCTAATCGAATGATGGCTAAAGATGGCGATGATATTGCCAATTTCGCAAGTTTAATGGGTGATCTTGTAAGCAGCGAAGGTGAAAGTTTTGGTCAAAAAAGCGAACCAGAATATAATCGCGATAAGAAACTTGCTATTATGTTAGCACAAAAATACATGAAAGATTTAGGCAAAATTCGCAAAAATCCTGAGTATGAAAAAGAAGTTCGCAAAGAATCAAATCGTAATTCTTCAGCAAAAGAAAGTATGAAAACAGAAGCAGATAAATTTGAAGAAGAAATTATGAATATTGGCGAAGAAGAAGTTGAAGAAAGCGGCTTACAGTATTATACTGGCAAAAAGAAATATGGCAAAGATGGCATGGAAGCACTTGCAAAAGCAGGTCGAGAAGGCGCAAGCCAAGAAGAACTTGGCAAAATCAAAGACAAATATATGAAAAAAGAAGATGCTGTTAGCGAAGAAGATATGGATGAAGCAGGCATAAATCTCGGTGGAAAAATTGGTGCTGGAGCACTTGCATTGGGTATGGGCGCAACCGCTGCTGGCATGATGGGCGATGATAAACCAGTTCCATATATGGTAAAGGCAAGCCCACACGGTGGTTATGAAGTTGTATTAAAGCGTAATCCGTCGCACGAACTTGTAAATTTTGATGACAAAGAACAAGCATATGCTTGGATTAAACAAAAGATGCAACCTAAGACAAAAACTGATCCATTTGAGGATGCAGTAAATGAAGAACCAAACGAAGGCAATGAGTTCAGTGGTGCATTAGCTGCTGCAAAGGCTAGTGGCAAGAAAGAATTTGAAGTAGATGGCAAAACCTATCCAGTTAAAGAAGGTGGTTCAGCAGACGAACCAGAACACAAAGATGCAGACTCTGATGACAAGCATTATGATGATGAAGAAGATTGGTATGATGCAGACGGTTCAACCAATCCACATGGTGCATATGATGCCGGTGGACATTATTATCCAGAACGAGACATGAAAGAAACAAAGGGAACCCCAATGAAAAACAAAAATATTGAAGAAATGCGTAAATTGGCAGGTTTGCCTCTAATGGAAAACTATATCTACGCACAAGAAGAAGATAAAAGCGAAGAAGAAGAAAATGCTCCTGACACTGTTCCGCATAAGGCAGATGAGCCAAGCAGTGATGACAAGGCAGAATATGATCAAGAAGGTCGTATGGCTAAGAGCGATTTGAAAACTGCAAAAGATGCAGCAGACGAACTTCGTTCAATCTTAGATGATGAAGAAAACCTACCAGAATGGGTACAGGCCAAGATTACAAAGGCTGTTGATTATCTAGACACTGCTCGTGACTATATGAAAGACAACGATGTAGAATATACTGACGAAAGCGTAACAGAAGCTGCCAAGAAGAAGCCAGATGCTGATGGTGATGGCGTTCCAGATTGGGCAGATAAGAAACCAGGCAAGGATGACAATGCTGACAAGGATGATGATAAGTCAGATGGCAAAATGAGCGCAAAGCAAGAAAAGTATTTTGGCAAGAAAAACGAATCAGTTAAAGAAAGCCGTGCAACAAATGCTGATCTAACTTGGCTACAAGCAGTAGCAGGAATCGTAAGAAAATGAACAACTTAGATGATATTAAACGTTTAGCAGGTTTATTAGAAACTGAGGTCGTGAGTGAAGCAGCGGTACGAACTATTGATGATGCTATTGCTGCGCTTTCAAGTCTACGCCAACGTGCAAAAGAAATGCAAGTAAATCATGTTAATACTGGCGGTCTTTCTAATGACGTTGTTGAAGATTTATATCCTGTAATTTTATTTTTAGAACAGTATAAGGCAACTGCCCAATGAACTATGATTTAGCATGGCTACAAGATTGGGCATCTAAACAAGTATATACAGATAGC